AAGAAAACTAGAAGCTATCGTAAGTAATGAGGATCTCGTTAGAAAATGGAAGACGCTTGGAGCATCATAGTATCAGGGTGGCCTATCGCATTTGGGTTTGTAACACTAGTAATTGTGTTAGCAAAGATGCACGGGGAAATAGACACCCTCAAAGAAAAAGTAAAAGTCCTATTTGATTTGTGGAATAGTAGAGAGAAATGAAAGAGCTTACTGACATAAATACAATGTCAATAGAACTAGTGGAGTTGATTACTCCTATGCTAGTTATAATGTTGGCGTTGATACTTACACTGATGGTACGCGACTTTGCTACTAACTTCATAAATGGAATAAAGTTTAGGATGCACTCTAGCTTCCAAGAAGGAGACAAGTGCATACTCGATGGAGACAAGGCCATCATACTAAAGATAGGTTTCTACGAAACGGTATTGCAAATAGACAATGGCAGAGGCGTAGTGTGGCGATTCTTACCCAACGAGAGAATAAAGTTCCACAAACTAGAAAAGGTAATTAAAGATCCACCCATAGAAACTACTTAGCTTTCTTTACGTAATCCTCTAGGATAGATGTTTCGTAATATCCATCAGAGTTATATCCCCTGATCTCTTCTATCACCACTCTATCATCAGGCTTTGCACAGTCCTTTGCATACCGCTTTACTATACGTAAGCTGAAGCTAGTGGTAGTTATTCTATTTCCTTTAGGTTTTGTGATTGTTACCTTAAATTGCATGGTTACCCTCCAAAAAAACGTGATTGTTTAAAAAACGACCTCGTAGGATGAGGCAGAAGGGGCTGCAAAGATACCGTCTGGTGGTCATAGTCCAGATTTTATCTACTTGCTCTGTAGCCCCCCTTAAAAGGGCGTATACGCAATTTGGCCTATTTTACCCTTAACTTAGGTGTAATCTAAAGAGATTTGATAGTAACGTAGCTATTGCGAATGTATTCACTACAATTAATGAGCGATCATTCCATAATATGCCAACAATCAACCATCCTCCTATGCCTACAAAATGAAAATATAAGTTAAGAGGATAGATATTGTTAGCCGTGAGTAATATACCTACCATAAGAACAATACTAGAAAACCATTTGATGTACCAATCAAGGGTATGCAGTGGTGTTCTAGTTACTATAGTTGTTCCGTTGTGTCTGTCACTCATTATTTTCTTTTAAAGAGAAAGTCGTATCTGTTATCTCACCTGTTGTACCAGCGTCCACCATACAAAGTTGATTTATATTTGTTGGTAATATGACATTGGCAGACCACGTACCTGAATCTTTATTCAAGTGTATTAAGGTTACGTGTCCTCTATTAGATACCCCTCTAAATATTATTCTTTCTTTGTGGAGTCCTTCGATAACCCCCGCAGCCATTGGAAGCGGTTTACACCCCATTTGCGGTGACGGTTCAGCGATGGAAACATTGATAAAAGATAACAGTAAAGCACCTGCCATTCCCCCTAATATTAATTTATTTTTCATGTTAATATCCTATACGGTAAAAATTTTTCTAAGATGATTTTCTAAATAATTTAATGCTCTTTTTAGTATTTCTGTATCATCATCAAAACCACCCAAGGCGCGATTGCATTTGTGACACAACCACCCCCTAAATGTTTCTGTGTCGTGGCAATGATCTAAAACCCAAGGGCCATTTCTTGTGTTACCTTTACCCTTTACTTTCTCTGCATCCCCACCACAAATGGGGCAACTGTATCCCTCTTCTGGCATACCGTGTTCTTCGCGCAGTCTTTCCCTTACTTTCTGTAATTCGTAGTTACAAGCCTTGCATTCAGGGCGTAAGAAGTTTGCCCCTGAACTTGGTGAGAATGCAGAGAGGGGTAGATATGTATCACACTTACAACATACCTTCCCCTCACCTGCACCTAAATCCTCATGCTCTAACGTAGGAAATAGTGGTAGCTGCATAGCTTACTTTTCCTTCTCTTGTGGGCCTGTTCTTGCCTCAACGTAAGAACCACATTTTGGACAACTAAAATTAGCTATTATACCTTCACCTTCTAATCCATAGTCTTCAAAGTCGTGATCCCCTCCCCATATTAATTGTTGATCAGGGCCACAAAACCAACAGTTCATATCACGCAACCTTATTTAATTTATTTAAATTAATAAAGTATTGCCTGTTATACCCTCGCTCCCATTCTTTGTGTTCTAAAGATCTTGGCCTATATGGGTTATAGCTATTTACCCTAAAGCCTTCTCGTCCTTCAAAGAATGCTTTCTCGTTGAGGTGCTTACGCTTCTTCTTGTGCGTAGGCTTATATCTGTTAAACACTACATACTCCCCCTGTACCGCTTATCTCACATATATCGTGTGTCTCTACGTGTTCGTCAAATTCTTCTCCAAGTTTGTCCACTGCCTCAGAATAAGGCACAGAGGTAAGAGGCTGACCACCCCTAGATCCATCAGGGTAAACTGTAAAACCCCTGAGTCTATGGGCATACTTAGCCAGTGTGTCTGCAAAGTCATCTACGAGGTCAGGGTTGTTAAGTTTACTACCCCAAGCAGGTAGATTAATTGTTGAGCTAATAGACATATCAACGTAGTCTTGTACATCTGCTTGAAAGCGCATACGTCTTTTGTAGTCCTCTGCTAAGTCTAATGCAGACTCAATGCTGTCGGGATCTACGCCATAGGTATCAATCAACTCTTGTGCAGATGAATCAACTACGTATTGATACTTCCATCTGTGTCCTCCTGTAAGATACCTTCTCTTATATGCTACCGCAAAAATAGGTTCTATACCAGAAGAAGACCCAGCAAGTATACTAATGCTACCAGTAGGAGCAATTGCTCTATTTGCAACTGGCCTAGATATCGAAAGGTGGTCAGCAAATTTTCTAGAAATATCATCACTAACTCCTTTATACACTGCCAACCAGCGATGAAGATTATCGGTAACTTCATACTTCTCCCCTCTTTTAATTAACCACTCATGTAATCCCATAATACCTAAACCTAACCGTCTATTCTTTTCCCTAACATCATAGACTTTCTGATAAGGTAACTCTGCCCTAAGTGTTCCGCATATCAGAAACTTTGTAGCAAGATTTACTATATCAGCTAATTCAGATATGTCCTCAATTCTACCAAAATTGATAGAGCCAAGATTGCATACATCACTGTCATCAGCACTACACACCTCAGTACAGGCATTACGTAACGTTTCATTTTCGTTCTCCATAAAATTAAAGCTAAACCCAGGCTCCCCTGTACGCATAGCTTGGGCTACATTTTCCTTAAACGTATCTCCGTACCCTTCGCCATTCCAATAGTTTAGCAACCACTCTGTATCATAATTGATAGATATGTTTGTCATATCTAAGGGTGCAGGAAAGTTAAAGTCCTGCTCTTTTATTTGCTTCAAAGTAAAACCAGTGTCTCCCACTGGCATCGTATCCCAATCCTTCGCGTGGAGGAACGTAGATACATCTTTGTGTTTCCAGTTCAGAGATGCGTATATAGCAGACCTACGAGATCCACCTTGCATCACCTTCTGTCCTATAGAGTTTATCATTTGCATCTTGGGTATAGGGCCAGAAGATAAACCACCAGATCCCCCAAGAACTTTACCTGCCTCTCGATACACAGAGTAGTCTACACCGATACCGCCTCCTGTCATCAGGCAGGACTCAGCTTTCCAACTTAGGTTAGCCCAATCCTCTCGCGTGTCTTCCTCTGCCTTTAATAAGAAACAGTTATTGTAGAACCGTTTCTTGCGTCCTGCATAGTAAAGATATCTACCCCCAGGAATAAACTTCAATTCATCTATGTACCTAGTAAGAGCGTCTTGCTCGTCTAATGTCATCAGGTTCTGTTCACCTGTTCGCAACGAACCACACACATCTTTTACGAGTGTCGATGCGAGGTCAGACCATGTTTCACAACTATCGTGTGCATACTTGTATTTAAATATATCTTCTGAGAATTTATTTCTAAATTGAGGATTGTTGTTAGATTTAAATGATGACAATTCATAAACTCCTTTCGTTCTCTTCTTCCTCCACAACTTCTATTAACTTATTTAAATACCATTGTGCCTTCTTTAAATCTTCAGTTGGTTTACCCTTGTAGTCAAACCGCCAAAGATACTTCAGTATGTTGCCTTGAAGATAATATTTAAAGTTAGGTAGTAGTGCAGCTTCGATAGCATCAATGCTTTCTATCCCACTCTGATTATAGTGCGGTGGGTTGTTCACCATATCCTTCATAATATGTCCTTTTAGTGTTTAGTTACGGGTGGGAAAGGAAAGGGTATGACTACACCTTCAGTCTCTTCTTGTACTCTCATTCTTTCCATGTCTTGAAACTTATCATAATATATTTCAAGCAAAACATCTAGAGCAGGTGGCTCAAGAACTGCGACAGCGCACATTGCTTTCATTATATCTGTGACAGTGTCTAACGCAGAGTCGGATAGCTCTGACATATCTTCGTGAAGTATTGGTAGTATGTCAAATTCAATTTGTTTTTCTTCGGGTAGTTCTGACCTTACTTTTATTAGTACGCACAATTCGTTTGGTAGCAGGTTCATTCGGTTCTTTATTTTCATTGTTGCCTCTCTTCTTTTCGTTGACCCATTCTTCAGGTATAAGCTGATCGGCAAATATAAAACCATACTTGTTGCACCAATCTGCGTAGGTGGTTTTGCTTCCTTTTCTTAATTTATTTTTAGAGTTAGAAAATACAAACCTTAAATCTAAATCAGGATATTGATCTTTTATAAGTAAGTGTTTCTGTCTATCTTGTACAGTAAATACGCCTTTTGTTTCTACTATTATTCCGTTAGGTAGCCAAAAGTCTGGTGTGTAATTTCTGTTCTTTGCTGGTTGAACAAAGGGTATCTTTTTAATCTCATAGCAGTCTAGTATATTTAAGAAGGCTAGTTGTTCAGATACCCTTTCTTCTAAACCAGATCTAAAACCATGCGCTAATCTATAATCGAATGCGACCATAGTTTATTGAACCAAAAGGGCGAGGATAAACATACGCTCTTTGTACGTTCCCACCTACTGCATCTCTGTAAGATGCTTGAGCTTCTTGTAGGTTTTGCCATGCCTCGCGCACCATAGCAGTCTGACGATGTTTTGCTTCACGCCTCAAGTCACGTAGCTCATTACTAAGTTCTTCTATACGCTCGTTGAGATCTTCGTCTGTTAACTCTGCATATGGATTTACATTTTCTTCTTGTGTATTCAAGCTACTTCTCCTTCCATGTTGTTTAGTTCTGTGTATGCTACTATAGGTTTGCTCTTTGCCTTAGAGAATACTGACTCTCTTTCTTGTAAATTAGGCCAACAACTAAATCTATATTTGCACCAAGAACATTCCATACCTA